TGCCATCCCAAGAACCAGTTGAACCGCTGTTAATGACGTCGTCAGGAATGCCCATACCGTGACGAATCTCTTCATCGAGGTCTTTTGGGTACTGCAGAATGTGAGATGGATTGCTGGCGACCGTTGCGCGTTCAAGGGGCCACAACTCATTTCCATGCTCGTCGCGCTGACTTGGGCGATAAGTCACACCACCCGCGCGAATCGATTCACCAATTTGCCGAGCTAAATCGCGGTTTGGTATCGGTACGTCGTATCCACTGATGAACGTCTCGCCATCGGGATAGCCAACATCGACGCCCCCGTAAGCATCTTTGTGCATGAACAATCGGCGAACTTCTCGAGCGCCACCGTCGAACCACTTGTCGGCCCATGCCGAGTAAGCACCGTACGCCGCGCTCGTTCCATAGTCCTCGCCATCTTCCGCGCCGTAGCTGTGAAACCATGCGTAGGGAAACGGTAGATTGACGGTCCCGCCTTCAATGCGCTGGACCTGAATGCCCCACTTCTCGCAACCGAGCTTGAGTAGCTTGCAATCCATCGGGTGCCGCGAAAGCATTTCATTGATTTCAACTAGGCCAGTTTCCTCGCTGAGTTTCAATGTCACTTCACCAGCGGACCAACCCCAAATCTGCGATCGCACAATGTCGGGTAAGAAGTTTTTCCAAATGCGCTGCAACTGGCGATAGATGAAAGCGCCAACAGCTTCATCTTTGCATTTCACGCCTTCTTTCCACTGCTTGTTTTCTTCCCATCCGAATTCAATTCCGTACAGTGGCGCGGCTCTGGTTTCGAAGTTGAGTCGAATGCCTTCATCCATCAGCATCGCGCGAACGGTGGCAAACGTGAACGGTGGCAAGTCAACTGGATGCTGAAACCAGATATGCGGAATTGGCTTGTAGTAGCCGGTCGATGGATGCTTCGACGTGTCGGCTTGTCTACCCGCTGCTGTGGTTGTGATAGTGCGAGTTTGACCGTTCAGCACCTTAGTTGTAGTGGTCGCTTTTGGCTTTGCTTGCAAGCGGTTTCGACGGTTCTTCACCACGCTATTTACCTCCACAACGAGAATCGACAAAACGCTCTAGCGCTTGGGTCCGAGCGTCCCGAGCTTGCTTTTCGTTCCCCGTTGCCAACAGCACTAATTGATAGACCCCCTCATAATCCAAAGCATCAAACTGCCCCGCTTGCAGTGAGTGTTGAGCTTTGATTCTCGGTAGGTTGGCGGTCAATCCAAATAGCTGATCGTCACTGAGTTGCGAAGCGTCGATATGCAACCAGGCTCCCACGTCCGCTATTCGTTCTTGAGCTTTCCGCGCTTTGGCGATTCGCTCACAGATTGACCACCACAACTGCCATGCTGCTGTGGGCGTTAGTTTAACCGCCCAATGCTGCGCAGCCCATGACTGGACGCACCGCAATAGGTCAAGCGTCGGTGAAGTCCCGCGCATGCCCGATTCGTGCTCACAGCGTTCCATAGCAGCTTGAGCATCGAACAAGCCGAGCTCGAATTGTTTTCCATCGATTGCGAAGTTCATTACAGCTCCCAATCGTCGATGTCTTTGGTTTGCATCTTCTCTGGTCGGTCAACACAAACGTATTTCATTACCCAGGCAGCGCGATAGACAGGCTGGCCCAAAACGTTCCCCTTAAACTGTTGAACAAACCTCCCGGTGACACGCTTGAAAGTGACGCCGTTGACTTCGATTTTATCTGGCCGAGGAATCGGGTAGCCAACACGCTCTGCGTAGCCTCGCCACCAGAAATAGATTTTCCCCGCTTGTGTTTCGACAAATCGACGAACAGAGCTTCCAGAAGCCTTCTTTGCAAGTTCAGCTTCCGCAATATTTGGATCAAACAATTGGTACTCGCCGTCGTCCGCATCAACTGACACTTGAGTAGTGGTTGGTGTATCTTCTTCACACTCCATTGACGAATCGTATCGCAAGTAACTCTTCGCAGGCATCGGTTTTTGGTTGTACAAGCTCCCCAACGAAAGAGGCAATGGTGTGTTGGGAAGTTGATTATTTGTAACTACTCCACCTGGCTGAAACTCTGTTGAGCATAAATCTACAATCTGATCTTGCGTTGGATCATGTTGGAGCCCTGCCTGGCCTCTGTGTGATTGAAGGCTCGCAATAGAGAGCTTCCATTGTTGCCACGTTGCGAGATCGAGTGGCGTACAAAGTCCCGTAGATGCGAAAATCCCAGCTAGGCCCGTCATGATTGATTCATTGGGCTTGACGAAAGTGTAGTAGCTAATCGAGAAACTTATTGAGTTGCTGAAAAGCGATTCTTCGGCTGCTAAGTGTTCGATAAATCGTTCAGCTTGATTACTAAATCCGAACCGCTTGTTCACGATAGCACGAAAGACTTCCCAAGCTCTTGAGCGCGGGACTCCCTGCGCGAGCTCGATCGTCGCTCTGATGGTCTGGGGAAGTCTTTCCGAGCGCCGCAACGACCAGTTCGCATCGTGAGTTGCGGAAATATTAACAATCCCTGGCGCGAAAGCGTTGGGGCTTTTGATTTCAGTGTCAACGATTGTGAATTCCGCGCGTCGCTTGTCGGCTGATAAGTTCCATGACGTTTCGCGCTGGAAGTTAGCCATTTGCCCGACAATGATTGCGTCTCGATAAGCATCTGCTGTGTCAGGAATAGAGCGCCCAACGCGAGTCATAGCGATTTCAATGTATCCGCTGATTGTTCGCGTCGTGTACCCAGCGGTGTCGATGCGATGCGACATCTGATAGTTAAGAGCCATGATGCCGGAATAGCGATTGCAGGCTGATAGGCAGAACTCGCACTCCCAAACAACGTGCACAGCATTCTCGTAGCCAACTGGTTCCCAAGTGACTATGCGCGGATGTGGGCCAAATCGAACATCGCGCTGGCCAGACTGGTAAAGATTTACGTCGAAGACACTATCAGAGAACCCACCGTGAGAAATAACCAGCACTTGGCCTTTCTTAGTAAGTCGATCGCGAATCCTTTGGAAATGCGCCCCAGCAATCCCTTCTACGTCGCCATCCTCTGCGTAGATGGTTGTCTCAACACGAAGTTTGTAGTCGTGATAAATCGTGGTTCGACCAGCATCATCATCCCGCATTGATGCACTAATCGTGCAATCTGAATACTCATTGAACGTGTATCCGTTGTATTCGACGATTTCGGACATTACTGCCTCCTTCGACGTTGCGGTGGAGGAAGTGGAGCCTGTTGCTGGTTACCAAAACCGAGCATTGATTCAATCATCGCGGTAGCATCTTGATCTTGCTGGGTTGGCAATCCAGCCAATCGTAAAAGTGCATTGTTCAAGCTCTCATTGGCTTTGGTTAAAGCGTCTGCCGCCTTTTTGTTGTCGTCTTGGCCCGGTGTGAATAGGGCCACCATTGAAATTGCGCTTGCCAGTTTCACGTTTAATTCACTGAGCCCGACGTCGACTACGTTTGCACCAAGCTCAATGGCTGGCGCAGCTTTCAGTATCAATTCGTAGATTTTGGTTTGAAGCTCATACATTGACTCGCTAAGTCGATTCTGAGCGTTGTTCAGTGTCGCGACTTCCGGCCCGATACGCTGCGCGCGATCTAACCTTGCAAGTTCAGCTCGAGCCTCATACTGACCTTGACCTATCGCAATCTCTGGGGATAAGTCTTCGAGGTTGGCGGCAACTGAATCGATTGCCTCCATGAACTTCTTGACCGACAGCGCCGCAAGCCCAGCGGCCAGCGCGACCGCCACTAAGGGACCAGCAACAGCCGAGCCCGCGGCTGCGCCAGCACCGAGCCCACCGGCCGCGCCTGCGCCACCAGCAACGGCAGCTCCCTCAGCAGCAGTGGCCCCCGCGCTTGCGGCCGCTGCGCCGCTTGGCGCTGCAGTTGTTGCAGCCCCGCGCCCAAGTGCCCCTGAAGCGAACGTAGCAACACGATTACCGACCCCAGCGAATCGACCGCCGAGCCCAGAAACCATATTGCCGATCGCAGTTCCTTGAAGCCCGAACGATTCAATCTTCGCATCAATCGCGCTCGAGATTCTGTCAAACATCGAAGGCGCAACTGTGCCTGCATTTGACGCCTGACCTGTGGCCCCTGAAGTAGGCTTTGAAACCGATGTTAATTCCTCGAGCGCGGAAATAAGCTGATCGATCGTATCGATGAGTCGACCATCAGTTGATGAAGTAACTGGCGAGCTCGATTCAGTCGAAGCGGCTTGCGTTGTCTCAGTGGTTGCTCTACTGCTTGGCTGAGGGGTTGCTGTTGAGCTTGCGCTTTGCGATGGCTTCGGCTGTGCGGTCTGTGAGGGTTGACTTGGTTGCGAACTGTCAGCCATCGCAGGCTGATTGAAAGCCTGCTGTTGCTGCGGATCCTCACCAACTAGCGTAACCTTGAGTTCTACCGACACTGTTCAACCTGCTTTGCGATAGACAACGCGACCTGTTGAAACTGAACCAGCACAAGCGACCACACGCGGAGAGCTACATCGACGTTGCAATCCGGCATCCCAAGCGATAGCAAGTAGTCGCGAAACTGTTCAAGGTCCGCTTGGTTCGGTGTTGTTCGACCAGTCGAATCTTGAATCTCTTGCGTCTTGAGCTTTAGCACCACAACGTCGTATTGCCATCGAGTCGTTGAACCATCCGGCAAAGTGATTTCGAGCGTCGGCCTATCGGTGCTGATGTTGAGCACCTGGTTAGGCTTCGGCGGTTGCTTCTTCTTAAAAAACATGCTTGCCCTTGGAAACGTGAACTAAGTTGACGAGCCGAAAACCGGCGTACCCTCAGCCATATCGACGTAGTGCTGCATTCGGATTGGCACCTCTTTCAAGTCCGGTGCGAGCAACACGTCTACCGGGAATCGATCATGCAAGATCGACAGCGGAAGAGTCATCGAAGCGGCTGCGTCATTGGCTGCGGTGGTCCCAGTGATTGCGGTTAGAACCAGCGACTTCGCGCGAACAACTGGGCTACCAGTGCCTTGGCCGCGAACATCAAGCAAACCGATCACACCGAGTTGCCATTCGTTGCCGATTGTCGCCGTGTAGGGATAAAGCAGATCGGCGATACCGGCTTCGTCAGCCTCGATCAAGCGGAATGAGCTGGTTCGATTCTGGCCTTGGTAAACCGCGTCCTGTGGCGTTTGTCCCGCCAAGTGACCTGTGATGATTCGCTTGAAAATCTCATACGTCATTCGAATGCCATCGGCGGTTTGACCGAGAGCTTTCGAGTTGTAACTTAAGGAATATGCTCCCGCAATGAACTTACTCATTTATAATTGACTCCCAAGCAAGTGTGTTGATAAAGGGCTGTGGCTATGGTTGATGATGATTTAACTGGAAAACGATTTGGTCGATTGGTTGTGATCGAGTTTGCTGGGAGGCGCGGGCCTCATTCTCTGAAATTTTACAAGTGCAAGTGCGATTGCGGAAACGAATCGATCGTAGGGTCGACCAATTTGAAAACCGGAAATTCGAAAAGCTGCGGGTGTCGAAAATTCAACGGGTACAACGGCAACGCTAAGCATGGTCTGAGCAAGACTTTTGAGTATCGCGTCTGGAAAGGAATGCGAAGGCGCTGTAGGGATTCCAAACTGAAGATTTTCAAACACTACGGCGGACGCGGAATCAAGGTATGCGAGCGATGGGACAACTTCGAGAATTTTCTTGCCGATATGGGCAAAGCCCCCAGCGAAAAGCATTCGATTGAACGTGAAGATGTAAATGGCAATTACGAGCCCAGCAATTGCAAGTGGATTCATCGCAACAGACAATCGCGCAATCGACGCGACACGATCTATATCACTTATAAAGGTGAGACTCGTACTTTGCATGAATGGGCTGAACATACTGGGCTTCCGGTCGGTACTTTAAATACACGGTATTTTCGTGATTGGCCGGTAGAGCGAGTGCTTACCGAGCCAAGAAAAAACTACGCTCTGACTCGCAGCTAAACTCCTACTAGGTTGGTTTGTGGGTCGGGCTTCCACCCGTTTCGCATCTTGATCCCGAGTTTTCGCGCGTTCCCAAGACAATGGGGGCAGTTGATCACGTTCACGTCACCCGAAGCGGCTTCGAGGTTCGTTGCGGTTGCAAGGTAGGCTCGCCGATCATCGCAAGCGAGCGCGTAGCTAATCCCACCAGCCCCGCGCAGTGGTCCGCCTTGCACTGGCAACAGCAAGTGAGTGAGCACGTACACGCCAACCATCGGGCTCATCGTCGCGCCGCACTTCGGGCATGAAACGTGCGCATGCTCGATCGGGAACGTGAATAGTTCCTCGCGTTGCTCAGGCTCTTGGCATTTCGGATTCCGACAGAAGCCCCGCGCTGGGTGCTTAGTCGATCGATCATCCGGCATTATGACGGTGCCCATGTTGCCCTCACTTGCATGTAGCGTGCCCCTGTAAACGTGACCGACCGTGCTACCGCTACGATTGGGTCGGCTGGTGGTCCCGCCATGTTTGCCGCGTCGTATGGGTCGCGGAATACCATGCGAGCCGATAGCTCAGGATTGAATTGGCGGAATGGTTCTAAGAACTTGCCAGTCTCGTTCGCTTCAATCGCTGCGGATCCGCCACCAAGCTCATCAGCGATGAGCGTCAACGCGTCTGCAAGAACTGCATAGTCGTAGTCGAGCAATCGCGTGACGCGCTCGAGTGTTGGAGCCAAGCCCGATAGCAGTTGAATGAAAGTGCTGCGCCGTTTGTCTCGAGCCACTTCTGCAACGCGGTTGTAGACCGTGACCTTGACGCCAATCAGTATGTCGATCGCGCCGCCGCTCGATTTATGTCTTGGACCAGGACCAACACCACCAGGGCTAACGGCAATAAATAGCTTTGGCGCATAGTCAGGTAGCATCCCATCCATTTCGACTTGGCACTGCATATCGTCCAAAGCCAAGTCAGTAACGATCTTGTCACGAACGGCTTGGAGCAATGCGGCTTCAGCGATGAACATTAGGCGACACTCCCGCGCTGCATCGAATACTCGATCGACGTTGCGAGTGCTCGCATTGCCGCGTCTAGGATTCGATCAAGCCACTGTTGAGGCATCTGCCCATCTTCGGGAATGATCGGCCGGCGCGGGAGTCCTCGGAGCCCTTCGTGGTGCGCTCGAGCATATTTCACGTTCGTACCGACGATCACGCCGTTCTCAAGCAACTGAAATACCTGTTGCTCGCCACCGTCAACCATTGGCCGCTGATAACCGTCACCACTGATGATTCCAACCGATAGGCTGTTCGCGAGAATGCCAGTATCGCGCAGAACTTCATGCTCGCGATTGCCATACACCTGCAGCTTGGTTTGAGCCCCGCGCGATTTCATGATCACCCAAGCGATCGCGGCTGCTTTGGCTTTGGCTTGCGAGAGTGGCATAGTCGCTGCGAACTGAGCCAATCGACTCGCGTAGATTTGTCGCCACTGCTTGAGTTGTGCAGCGGTCAGGAGCCCCGATTTACCACCAGGGGCGCGACTGTTAGCGCGTCCGAGTCCAGCGGCCCTTTTGAGTGCTGATTGCTCACCAGGCCCAAACCTGCGACTGTACGCCAGCGTTTTCGGGGACAGTCGCGGCCAAACGGTTCCATCTGCGCCAGCTCCCCCGCGTGCCTTTGTGATGAAGTCGGCATGAACTTCGGTTAGTGTCGCGATTCCCATTGCGATGAACACAGCGCGAGCGGCTTCGGTTCGATCGTGTCCAGTCAATGACGCAAGCAACGCGCGGATGATTCGCGCGGCTTCGGTGCGTGCTCCATTGAATGCGACTGTTGACATTATCCAAAACTCTCTGGGAATCGATCTAGCTTGCGCGGTAAGCGGCTGGTTGTCTGATCCGAGTTGCCGGTGATCACGCGGACCTTGGATTCTGGATACCAGCGGTCAATGTGAAGGTTCGACCAACCAGGGGCGTTCGAGTTCTTTGGTCGAAGTGGTTCGCCGTTTTCATCGACGAGCGGGAATTCCCCTTTGGCAATCTGATCGAGTAGACCGTCCTTTTGCGTCAACTCTTGGTAGCGAAACTCGAGGCTCGCCGGTGGCGGGTTGCCGCGGCGAAACGTAAGAGTGCGCAACAAGATTACGCACCAAATTTCGACCATCATTGGAGCGGTCAGCAACATCGCGTAGGTGTATCGCTTAGACAGCTTTCCAGCGAGAAACGAACTTGCGTACAACTCACACTGATCTTTGACGACAGTGGCGCTTGGGTCGCCAACTATTTCGTGATCGGCCCAAGAAGCGATACCGTAGGAACTAAAGTAACCTTCGAGGTCTTCATCGGTTCCGATTGGTGCTAGAGCCATAAGTCACCTATAAAAAAAGCCTCACGCGAAAAGGGCAGTTCGCGGAGGCTCTCGTTCCTGCGCAGAGGCTACGCGCTGGGAAATCGAACTAGAAAACCAGCGTTGGGAAAGCCATTGCTTTCGGAATGTGATTCACAACCAGGGCGTTATCGAGCACGTAGAGCTCAGTTGACGTTGGGTTCGATCGCTTCACGGACCACGCAGCAAATCCGATCTTTTCGGTTTCCGGTGCGCCATCGTATTCGGCGATTGGCTCAGAGCCTTGGTAGCACTGAACAACAGGATCGCCAGGTTCGAATCCGAAGAAAATACCGCTGTTCGCTGGGACGATCGGTTGAAGCGATTCGCTATCGTCGTATCCCAAGTCGATTACTTCGTCCGTCACGTAGAACGTGCAACCAGGGAACGAACGCAACTCAACTACCAACACGTTTTTCATCGTGTTGCCAGGCGACGTTTCAACGTCCAGCACTTCGTAGCGAAGGTATGGAGGCATCGACGTACCGTGTTCTTCTTGAACCACGTTATTGCGTCGGATGTAGTTGAAAATTTGGTGAGTGATCAATGCGCCGGCCAATCGACCACCGCAAAGAATCTGAAACGCGCGGTTGATCTTGCCAAGCTGATCGGGGATGTCGGCATCGGCGTTCGACCAGGTTGTTCCGATGATGTTGCCTTCACCGAGCATATCAAGCTGGGTCTTGTTACCGGCTGGCATTTGGAAGTTGATTCGATTGCCGCTTGAATAGCTGAACTTCACGTCATCACCTGAAACGGTGTAGTACAGTGAGTCGCGCAGCATACCGATCAACATAGCCTTGCGCCAGTTCGCGGCCTTTTCACCGAGATAATCGGTTTGACGCGCGATCATATCGGCACCCGACTTATCGCGTACCGCTGGGTCGCTGATCTTCGACAGGTTGTGAAGGATTTCAGCGGGCAGCGATTGCGAGTCGTGCATGCGCGGATAGGTGAACAGCACTTGACCCATTGG